CTGACCGTCAACACCCGAGTTAAACAACTTACGGGTCATGACAATACGCCTAGAAATCAACTCAAACAACTCCTGGAACTTAACAACCTTAACGGCTTCTCCAAAAGGAGTAACGCTAAAGGTAAATTGAGAAAAATCAATACGACCATCAGGCAACTGTGGAAAAACGCCATCTTTCATAGCTGGAGGTATTATATCAACCGTAAAAGAAATACGGCGGTTAATGGCCATAGGGTCGGCCAATAAGGAGTTGAGAGAAGAAAGTTCACCATTTGAAGTCAAAAAAAGAAGTTCTGCATTAAAATAATACATACCCTTTTCTTCGGCACGAGCTTTTTCCACCACTATCTGAGTCGAATTGACAGCAGCAAGTAGCCAAGAAATGCCTTGCAATCTCATTTCTGGATTGTTAAAAGTGTTCCATTCATCGGCGATAATGGTGGCCTGGTTCGTTAAGCCATCCTGGAAATTGGCACTAAAATCCATGGTGTAAGTCTCCTTATTTCTGAGAAGGGCAGGTTCACCGTTACGAAGAGGCAAGGCCAACTCACGGGCCAAAGCTTGGGCAATTTGAGTTTTACCTATGCCTGGCGGACCGGGCAAATAAACACAAACTGGTGGGCACCTAGGGGTAACAGAGGCATGACGCGCACGAGCGGCTATAGCTAGTTCACAGAACCGACGGTGACCGGCCCTAAAATGTATAGCTCTAGTATCCCCTTGATCCAAAATGTGGAGTTGGGAAGAGGCTATAGCAAATCGCTTAGAAAGATCTTCTATGCGATAGACCATATCAGCCGTATTCTTATCCAAAGCCACTGAAGCTTCAAGCTTGGTGACTTCATCCAACAAAGCAGTAATTTCATTGCGGAGCTTAGGTTTAAGAGTAAAACTTGGGGAGTAGCCAAAAAGAGAGACACCAATAGTGTCTATTATGGTTAATATAGACGCAGGGATCCAAGCAACAAGGGGGGACAACTTAGAGAAAGCAGTGTAAGCTGTATTAAAACTACGCATACA